AACAAACCCTTGCCCATCTGTCGAAAGTTGCATAACCTCAGACAGCGATATTACATCTTGCTGAGTCAAAACCAGAACGTCACCACCTAACCTAACCGAGCATCGCTTGCCTATAGGTGGGGGTATGAAATATTTACCAACCAATGCGAAAGTAGTCGCACTAGCTGGATTCGTCCCTTGATAAATCAATACTTCGCCTGTGCTCAATAGGAACGCTGCATAATCATCAGGCCCCGCCCCGCCATCACGGGTAATAGTCTGCATCATTAGCAAATTGCCCCCAGTGGCTGAAACGTTGCTTAGAGCAAATTTTGTAAATCCACCAGATACTGCATCAGTTCCGCCATAAAAGAAATCACCCTTGCTGCTATCCCACATATAAAGTCGGTTGCCATATAGATGTATACCATCCATTGTATTAGCACCCGGCGTTGCGATATCTCCAGTATAAGCCCCTGCACTTCCTGATATAGCCGAGCCGTTATAGGTAAGCGGGCCATCAACTCCGTTTACCAATACCATATTAGCGGCAATTTTTGCCGCCATCCAGTCGGTATTAGAATAACCACTCCCTAAAGAAGTAGCCGAGCCATTAGCGTTAACTTCATATAGGTTACTTCCAGCCCCAACAACCATGTTGATGGTCACGCCATTTATATATTCTTTAAGAAATCCAACATTACCTGTAACCCCATCGCAAAAAGACTCATTGCCATTACGGCTCTTAACGCCACCCGATTCACTAACCATATTAGTGAATGTTACAGCATCTTGCGGCGGCATTGATGAGCGACTATCTCGTGAATTATATCCACCAAATGGCGCAGGTAACTCAATTTGTTTTGCAGTTCCTGCTAATTGTCTAATGCGTGACTCCTTCATTGTCCATACCCCGTATCAGGTAGATTAGTGGGATTGTAATAATTACGACCCAATGTTCTTTTTGGGGTTTCATATCCTACATACCGCGCAAACTCCGCCTCATATTCCTGCATCTCATTAACAGAAGGCAAGCCCTCACCGGCTTTCAGCTTATATTTAAGTCCTAACTCAACTAAGTATTCGGGGAACTTAACCAAATCAGTATCAACCGTAAAAGCAGATTTTGAAGTAACACCAGTAGAATCAGTAATCCACTGATTAGATATGTATTCAAAAACAAGCGTATCCCCACTCGCGTCCGGGTCAATTAAAATATTGCCTGATCGTTCACGATAATATCTATTGATTCCCACGGCACTAACAATAGAGCTTTTGAGTAATTGCCATTCGGGCTGAGTAATTAAACTCATCTTTCTTTCGTTGCTTCTGTCCCAGTCTGTATTGTTCACATATCTATCAAAATCACCATCTGTAAAAACAGAAGCGCGGGTATAAGATCCCGATCCATCAGATGTGAAAGTTTGCTCTTTAGTTAGAATCTGCCAATCGTGGCGAGACAGCAATTCCTTGCCCGTCTTGATTACTAGCGCTAGACACTTTTTTACGAACGGATCTTGGTTCCCTATTACTGTCACTGGGCTTTCTCCCAGCCCCGTTTCGTCGGCCACGGACTGGATTATCGTTAATAGGCTCATTTACTTTCTCCAATAATGATTCTAGTTTCTCTTTAAGTTCACTAACCTCTTTCTCTAGGTTTTTCGTATAAGAATCACCCTCAAGAAATTTATTGGCATCCTGAACCATTAAACGTGCTCCATTAATTTTCAATATAGCACCTTCTTGCAAGCCAGCCAATTGTTCAATTGTATATATTTTATAAGCCTTTAAATTCTCAATCTGTGCAGGTGACAGAGTTGGTAATAATTCAAGCGCCAAACCGTTACTTAAGTCACTCTCCTTGTTTAAATACCTTTCCCATATAATACTAAACCTTTGCTTATCTTTATCAGTGGCGGGTCTATCTATTTTTGATGTGTTGTCGCCGGGTATAATAATGGATATATAATCAACATTATCGAAAACATTCCTCCCTTCCTCTTTTGACTTAAAGTTATTCTTTACAGCCTTTTTATAAAATTTAACCGCCAACATTTTATCCAGTTCAGATTCCGGCGTATTTATTAAAGTTTCATAGTCCATTTTCTCGCTCCGTTTTTAATTTAATTGCTTCATCTATTACCGCTTTTAAAGCCCCTTCCCCATGCACCTCAATATTAAAAAGATGGCCATGATTAGCTAATGCGACCTTAAAATCCTGAATTTGACCAGCCATCCATATGGCACAATCATATTCCTTATCTCCTATCGTCACCTTTACACGCTTTTCACCGTCATTTAGTTTTTGGGGATAAGCGTGATGATCTCCGGTATTATAACAAGAATCCATACCAAATAAATGAATATTTCTAAAACCCATTGTATAGGCTAACATAATGGCTCTAGTGCCTACCGTACACCCGCCACCTATTAGGAGTTTATGCGGTTGGTAAATCTCACTGTGGGCGTGCCATACAACAACTTTATATCCTTTAAGTTTATCAAATACCAAAGGCGAAACGCAAGAGGCCATTAAGTAAGTCGTCTTTCGTGACGGATTTTGGACAAATTGTAAGTTAGCATCCCTTGCATCCATCATTACCATCGCATCTGGCTTTATTCCGTTTTTTCTGAGGTATTTATAAGCGCCATTAGTTGCCATTATGCAACCATCCCAATTACGTAATTCTTCTATGGTATCTTTCAAAGATGGGCCACCCCCAACAATAGCAACATGGGCTGGCGTTTCTACTCCCCATCCATTTATTTCCGGTAGATTGCGTGCTATGCAGGATCTCATGTTTGATTCTACAGCAGATGCATGATTATGCCTTATATTAACCTGCAATGGTGCCAGCAACTTTTCTACCCAGAAATCTTTCACCCAATTATCGCATTCATGCGGCCTTGGCTTACCGTGAAAGCATACTACTGAGTTTTCTTTTACAAACCCATCTTGACAATGAACTTTATAAGAAACGAACTTCTTTGGAAATAAATCTTGCAAAATATCAGGTTTATAACCAGTTTCCGCAAAATGTTTATTAATCCACGATAAATCACCCATCGGCAAATCAGTTGGATATCCAGCTTCCTCATATGTCCGCCATATATCTGAACCAAAACCATTATTCCAAATCATAACCGCTGGCCCTACCCTTTCAGGATAGTAGAAATCCCTTAGAGTAGCAAATTCACCGTTATATTCTATAATGTCTTTAATGCTGCCAGTTAGCACAGTGTCTAAGTCTAAAAAAACTATCCGCTCATATTTAGATAAAAGCCCCTCTTTGAATAAATATAATTTATTCCACCAGCCTTTAATCCCCTTAGGTAGCAATTTTACAGTGATTCCCTCACCATAGTCCTTCTCAATATCACTAAAACAAATAAAACGGAATGGGGTATGACTAGGCATATTCCGGCGCACACCAGTGAATAACCGCTTAACATAATCATCACCACGACCGCAATAATCGCCCCAGTTTACACATACGAATGTTGTTATCTTGTCAGGATTGTTAGGCCAGTTTTCATGGAAAATCTTCTCATTCCTATCAAACATTCCGGCACCCCAAGAGATAGAAGCGCCCTTCTTAGGATGTATAACTTTTAAATCATCTCTTATTTTGAATTCAGCACCGGAGCAGAGCATTCTATTAATAAAGTCATTATCCTCATAACCAGCCCCATCTCTAAACGCTTCATTGAACCCACCAGCGCGGTAATACTGCTCTTTATACATCATACCAAAGAAGGAAAGACCAGTTCCCCACGGATTGCGCGGCACTTTAACCGTACTGTGACAATGCCAGGCGTTCTGCTCAGGACACCACGCAGCAGCCAATACATAGCCATGCTTGCCGATAGATTCTAACTCAGCCCTCATTTTCTCTATTATAGGTTCTTCGTGAATTATCTCTATACACGACAATATGATAATATCGCCATCACAAGCCTTAACGCCTTCATTCCACGGCGTTACAGGGGATAATGGCTTGTCTTTACGGGGGAGAGTTATTACTTTAATATTTAGAGGCGTTTCAGGTGTCTTAAAAGCTACCTTATTGCCATCGTCTACAATAACTATCTGCAAATCTAGGTCTTTGTATATTTCCAACGATTTTATAGCCTTATTCGCGGCCTCTTGTCTATCCCAATAGGGCAATATCAATGAAATCATGTAGCGCTCCTTACATGTGCGTTTGGTAGGGGAATTATAGCTTTAGTCTTTAACTTAGAACTAATATCGTTATAGAAAGACCAGCAAAAAACCAGAAAATAATGTGGCCTATTATCATCTTGATAAGATCGGATTTCAAAATGAGAAGCTGGAGTAAAGAATCCTTCTTTTTTCGGTGCGTCATCAACTATATACTCCATGTGATCTTTGGTTATACCACAATATTGTATCATTGTGTTTGCACGCCCACAAGCCCCGTACCCAACAACCCTTTCACCTTTATCCTTAATAAAATTCAGGATAGCCATAAGTTCATCACGTTGAGCCTCGGCTCGCAGCCTGAACTTATTGAAAGTATCCAGTTTATCAAGCCCCTCATATTTTTCTATCTCTCGTATGTCGTGAACTATCTCGGTGGCTGGCCTACCATCAATACATGCGTAATACCTACGACTTCCGGCGTGGTTTTCTAAATTCTTAACGTCAAATATCCTGATGCCATATTTTGATAAAAAGCTCTCTAAAGATAAGAACGAATAATAATATAAATGCTCATGATATACCCAATCATATTGCGTTTTATCGAGCATGTCCTCAAGAGAATGTAATTCAAAAACAAATACGCTATCATTCTTCATGCAATTTTTAACGCCACGGATTACATCGTGTATATCCTGAATATGAGCTAAAACATTGTTAGCAACAATAACATCAAACTTACCGAGATTATTCGATAATTTCTCTGTAAATGGGCCGTTTATTACATTTTCTACACCACGCGCCGCACTGGAAGGGTCAACCCCTATTTTTCTCTCTATATTAAAATGACGCAGCATAACGCCATCATTACAGCCAATTTCTAATACAGATTCAGGATTGTAATCATACATCAATTGTTTTGCGTAATTCTTAAAATGCTCATTAAGGGAACTTATTTCAGAGGAATGATAGAAATAATCCTTAAATAAAATATCCGGATCAATCTTCTCTCCAACCTCGACCGCATAGCAATGCTCGCAAAAATATAGTTTTAAGGGATATTTTTTTTCATTTTCAAATTGATCTGGCTTTAGAAAGCCACCGGCAAGGGACACCTCGCCATAGTCCATAAATTCAGTTGATTCTTTGCCACAAAAAGTACAATCCATAATAACTCCGTTTAAATGGGAGGCCGAAGCCCCCCACCTAATATTATAGTGATGTCGAACGTGGCCATGAAGCGATAGCAGTGCTATCACCAGTACCAGTTCCGTTCGCGGTGACTAGAACCACGCCGTTAATCTTAGTTTGGGCAGTAGTTGCCGTGTCATCTAGCACACCAGCCGTAGCGGTGGTGTATAGAGCAACATCAGCAGCACACAAGCTCAGAGTCTTAACTTGTGGACGACCTTTAACCATTACATAACCATATTGATTATCAGCAAAAGCCACTTGTGCGAATCCTACATCATGTCCATCATCGACTAAAGCTTTCGTACCTTTTACAGCTTGAAAACTTTCATCTATACAAACGTAATTGTTCGCCAATATAGCACCGTTAGCCTGAACAAAGACCCACTTAGAGCCATCGTTACCATCGTAACTATTCCCTAGCGTGTCGCTGATAGTAGAACTAACTCCAGATAGGTCAATCCCTATCGTTCCAGTTATTGTATAAGTCATTATGTTATCCTCCTTATGCTTTTAGCAATGCTTGATTGCGACGATTAGCACATGTTAAGTTACCCATGAATAGAATAGGCATAACAAATGCATCTTGGTTTACAGACTCTTTCATTTCACCAACGGCAAAATCACGGCCTGCCATCATATCAAAATATAAATCCTTAGTATTTAGGAAATACATATGATTTGACGGAACGTTATTATCTAAAACTACTGGTATATCACCCATAAATTCCAGAGCACGGAAACCGGAAGTTCCAACACCAGCCGTAGTAATACGCTGGATGTTTTGTAGAGCGTTACGATATAAACCAAAATAGTTAGAATCAGCTATAATCAAGTCTGGAGCGTCACCATTTAGATAAACAGAATCATAGGTGGCGTTCATATAACTAATGATATTAGCTGATGTTGCAGCAGTGCCACCATCTGTGGCCGCGCTGTAAACAACGTTTCTCCACCATGTTTGAGTGCTAGCGTCTATACCGCCAACAGTTCCAGAAGTTGGATCATCAGCAACGATCAACTGCAAACCGCCGATCTGTTTACCGCCGGAGCCAGTACCATCTGAATATAACCCCACGCTAATATTATTAGCCATAGTTGCAATCGCAGTTTTAGTACGTGCGGTTACAAGGTCTATCATCTTAGAAGCGCCTCCATTCACGGCTTTCTCACGACCTGAAATAGTGATATTAACAGCCGCCTGTTTCCACTCGTAATTAGCAGAGGTTAACGTATCAGAAGGTGATACATTGAGAGTCTCATAGCCAGAATAATACTGGAATGTAGAGTTCTCAGCGTATGATAGTTGACGTTGGATAGTTGCCCCACCGTCATTAACAACACGCATATTGCCGTTCTTTCTGATACGATCAAGAAGCGCGTTACGATTAGTAACGTTATCAGTGAAACTACGCTGATATTTATTTAAAGTAGTACTGAGAATCTCAGTAAAAGTTGAATTAGGTATTGGCATTTTAGTTCTCCTTTATTTGCCAAACCCAGTCTTTTACATAAAACCCTTTTCCCTAAAAGCCTTTGATAGCATATCACCTAAATCTACTGAATCATTAGCAGCCGACGAACTCCCGGCACTTGGCTTTACACCTCTGGAAGCTTTCTTCGCTCTCCTGGCACTCTTGCGCGCCTCTTCGAGCTCTAATTGTTTCTCCATTTCCTTACGCTGTTCAAGAGTTTTTTCTTTCACAGTAGGAGATAAATTATAAGCTTCTTCGAGTGTACTAGCTTTGCCTCTTTGCAAAAGAATCGCCATTTCTTCTTTGACTTCTTCATACAACGGATACTTAGGTTCACCTTGTTCATTTACAGTAAATTTAAATTCGCGGATCATATTGGCGTAAGCCTCTTCTTCAGACCTTCCATCATTTTCCACCTTTCTTGCAACTTGGGCTTTTAGTTCTTGGTTTTCTTTTTTTAACTGGGTGATTTCATCATTGTCATAATAGTCATCAGCGTCATTGCTGAATCCTAGTTTTTCAGGAGTTACCTTGTAGGACTCCATTAGTTGCTTGATTACCGCCGCTGGGTCTTGAGCTAGTTGGCGGTCAACATTCAATAGT